AATCTCATCCAACAAGTTCTCGGCATCTTCAATCTTCTGAGAAAGTTCACTTAACCGTTTTTCCTGCTTTTGTATTTTTTTATCGTTGCTCAGAAGTGTTAGGGACTGATAAGTTGTACGGCGAACCTGCTGATGATGTGCTTTCTCATACACCCTGATCCAGTACGACAAAGACGAGTATATCAAGATGCTGGATGACAAGAACACGTCCCTGGAAACCCAGATCACGGACACCCAGGTTGCCCTGTGTGAAGTCTATGAACTGATGGCGTAATGCAGAAAGGAAGGTGAACCAATATGGCAAAGGTGTATGCAGATCTGATCCGCAAGGGCATCAAGACCATTGATGATGTGCCGGATAAGCTGAAGGATGCTGTTCAGGCACTTCTGGACGGTGACAACTGATGCTTTATCAGTTGATCATAAAAATTTTATTCAGAAAGGATGTGAACACAATGGCAGTCATCTATGCAACTTTGATCATCAAAGGCAAAAAGACTTTTGCTGATGTCCCTGACAAGATCAAGGACAAGGTGAAGGAAGTCCTGATTGACCTGGATTGCCCTGAACTGGCTGAGTAAACAGCAAGACAGGGAAACTATCAGGTAACACACAAAAACCCTTATATGGACTTATATGAAGCCCACAGAGGGTAAAACAACAAGGTGAACATGAACGGCACTGTGATCTGATGATTGCAGTGCCGTTCTGTGTGTTCACAGACAATGAAAAGGAAGGTGCAATATGAAATATGATTTTATGGTGATCATTGGGATTGTTGGCAGCTTCGTTGCTTCCTTGTTTGGGGGGTGGGATTCTGCTTTGACTACGTTACTTATTTTCATGGGTGTTGACTACATCACCGGTCTGATTGTGGCAGGTGTTTTTCACAACAGCGGAAAGTCCAAGACCGGCGCACTGGAAAGCCGTGCCGGATGGAAGGGACTTTGCAGAAAGGGCATGACCCTTTTGATGGTGCTGATCGCTTGCAGACTGGATCTTGTCATGGGAACCAGCTTTGTCCGTGACGCTGTGGTCATTGCCTACATTGTGAATGAGTGCATCAGCATCATTGAAAATGCCGGTCTGATGGGACTGCCGATTCCGGCAGCACTGACCAGGGCTATTGATGTGCTGAAGCAGAAGTCTGAAAAGGAAGGTGACTGATATGGGAAATTCAGGACTGATCTGCTACACCAAACTGTCACCAAACCATTCCGGTCAGCGCACCCATGCCATTGACCGGATCACCCCGCACTGTGTTGTTGGGCAGCTGTCCTGTGAAACTATCTGTGACTGCTTCCCGGCAGGAAGGAACGCAAGCTGCAACTATGGCATTGGTAAGGACGGACGCATTTCCTTGTGTGTTGAGGAAAAGAACCGTTCCTGGTGCAGTTCCAGCAACGACAATGACCAGCGGGCTGTGACCATCGAATGTGCTTCTGACAAGTCTGAACCCTACGCTATGACCACCGCTGTGTATGCGTCCCTGGTCAAGCTGTGTGTGGACATCTGCAAGCGTAACGGCAAGAAGAAACTGTTGTGGTTTGGGGATAAAGCAAAGACCCTTGCCTATAACCCGGCAGCGGATGAAATGGTCATCACCGTTCACCGCTGGTTTGCAAACAAGTCTTGCCCTGGTGACTGGCTTTATAGCAGACTGGGTGATCTGGCTGCACAGGTCACAGCACAACTTAGTGGATCCAATGGAACGTCTGGATCTACTGGATTCCCTGCAACCCCCTTTCAGGTTAGGGTCATCGTTTCTGACCTGAATATCCGCAAGCAGCCGTGCATGGGGGACAACACCACCGGTAAGTATACCGGCAAGGGTGTGTTCACTATCGTGGAAGTCAAAGACGGATGGGGAAAGCTGAAGTCCGGCACTGGCTGGATCTGGCTGAAGAATAGCAACTACTGCACGGTTCTGAATACCGTGGGTTAAAAAGAAAGAGAGGACACAATGTTCAATCACAATGTTTCTGCTGGCACTCTGGCACGGACTGCCGTGCTGCTTCTGGCTCTGACCAATCAGGTCTTGTCCGCTATGGGCAAGCCGGTTCTGCCTATCGAAAGCCAGACGGTGGAACAGCTGGTCACGGCTGGCATCACCACCGTCACGGCACTGATCAGCTGGTGGAACAACAACAGCTTCACTGCTGCTGCAATTCAGGCTGATGCAGAACTGGAACGCCTGAAGAATCAGGTTCACTGATCTGCACGTTTGATGTCTGTGCCGTGTTTCTAATTTGTTACTAAATACCACCGAAACGCACCGATTCACGGCAACTGAAACACTAAACTTTTCAGTGTTTTCAGGCGGTGTGCGGTGTGTACAAGATAGCAAAATTATGGTAAAATGAATCTAAACATTAAAAAGCGAGTAGGTGATACCATGCCTTTCCCTCATGACCATTACATTGAAGCATCTCATGTCGATTATAAAGAACGTCTTGAAGAGAAAAAGCCGCGCAGCTGGTTGAAATCCGTATCGGCGTTTGCCAACACCGAGGGCGGACACCTGATTTTTGGCGTAAAGAATGAGCCGCGCGAGGTCGTAGGATTGGAAAATCCGCAGGCCGTGGTAAGTCGATTGACGGAACTTATCAAAGTCCGCATTGACCCTACACCACGCTATCGGGTGCGGGAGGTCGAAATAGAGGGCAAGTCCTGCGTTGATCTGGAGGTACAGGACGGCCCGGCGTATCCATATTATTATGTCTTTGACGGTTCTCATACGGCCTATGTGCGGCATGGCGACCAGTCCGAAGAAGCCACTTCACGGGAACTGAACGAACTGATTTTGCAGGGCATGAACCAGACCTTTGATGCCCTGCCCAGTTCTTATCGGGTGGGTGATGTCAGTTTCACACTGCTGGCCGCTACATTTAAGAATCTGAAAAAAGAGGATTTCGACCTCGAAAAAGACTTACCCTCCGCAGGATTAGTAACAGATGCTGGACAGATTACGAATGGCGGCCTGTTACTCTGCGATCAGGGTGTTCTGAAACAATCCCGTATTTTCTGCACTCGCTGGAAAGGCAACTACAAGGGTAGCATTGAAGAAGATGCTCTGGATGATAAGGAATTTCAAGGCGCAAGTCTGATTACGCTGCTGCAAAATGCGGAAGATTTTGTTCGCAACAACAGCAAAAGCCCGTGGAGCATCCGTGGTATGACCCGTGAAGAACGCAGCGACTATCCGTATAAGGCCGTTCGTGAGGTGCTGGTCAATGCGCTGATTCATCGGAATTATCAGATTCTTGGTTCGGAGATTCATGTGGAAGTGTTCGATGATCGGCTGGAAATCACTTCACCGGGCGGCATGGTGAATGGCCGCAGGGTGCAGGATATGGATATCCGGCACATTCCATCTATGCGGCGCAATCAGGTGATCTCGGACGTGTTCTCACGACTTGGCTTTATGGAGCGCCGTGGCAGCGGCATTGACCGCATCCTAAACTCTTATGTAGAAGTAGCCCAGAAGCCGACTTTCTACTCGGATTCGGATTTCTTTATCGTCACACTGCCGAATAGAAGTGTAGCGACTCCGGCACAGATTAGTATGGAAAGTGTAGCGAGTGGTGTGGAAAGTGCGGAAACCTCTGCGGAAAGTGCGGAAACTTCCACAGCATTCCACGGAATGAGTACGGATGCCGAAGTGCGTGAACTTTGCGAAAGGTTGGATAGCACGAGACTAACTGCAAGTACAAAAGAGCGGACGCTTGAACTTTTCAAGAGATATCGGTATCAATATCAGTTCCGCAGCATAAACGTTGCACAGCTATATGGCGTTCAGAAATCTCGTGCATCCTCTATTATCAAGAATCTTATCAAGCATGGATTGGTGACGTCGCCTGAATATGGTGTATACCAATTTGTGAAGAAGTAACACCGCTATCACCAGGTGGTTCTTGAAAAACGAGCGGTGAAGCTGTTATAGCCCATGGAACGTCTTAATATAATTTGAATTATCATAATTGAAATTATATTAACCGCCTACGCAGAACTGCCCACTCCCCTGAGAACTTCTCAGACGAGTGGGCATTCTTCTTCCTATA